TTTCTTCTAATCCTAACATGGTAGCCGCCGCTGTCCGAGCTTCGAAGTTTGTTTTTAATTGGTCTCCATGGGTTTTAACAACATCATTGATAATTTCTAATTGTTTAGCTGCATCTCCTTCTATTGTTGCTTTTGCCATTGACGCAGCAATATTTTTATTAGTTTGAGTTTCAAATCTCTTACCCATAAACATTTGAAATTTCACAGAAGCTTCAGTTTGTTTTTGAATATCTAAAAATCCTTTACCGGAAGTTTGCAAATCACCTAAAGTTAAATTTAATTGTTTAGCTTGCAACACAGTTTTCATTAGTTCTTTTTCACCCATATTACTAAATTGTGCTAGTATATCTTCATTTAATGTGCCAATTTCTCCTAGAAAGTCTTGAAGTCCTCCTTGATATGAAAATCCGCCTTCTCCTTTTGAAAATTGAGTAGCTAATTCTGAATATTTTTTTAATGACGGGGTTAATTCTTTGTTTTGAAATGTAGTTAGTTTACGCATAGCTATTGCTTCATCAGCTGATATCTTTAGTCTGTCTCGCATTATATCATTTGATTCAATCAATTCTTTTTTATAGTTTTTAGTTTTATTTATTAGATTTGCAGTACCAGGAATAAATTTATTAATTTCTGTTATATATTGTTTTGCTCTTGTTTTATTAACATCAAATGAAGTTCCTAATGAGTCTACGCTTTTTGCGTAATCAATTGCATTTGCAGTACTTAAACTAAATGCAGTTTGTAGTCCTTTCGCTCGTTCTTCTAAAATATTAAATCTGCCTATAATAGTATTTACTACTGAATCGGTTGATTGTAATAATGCTATAGTTTTTTCTAAAGATTTATTAGTGCCAATTATATCGAGATTACTAAGGGCATTATTAACAGCTGTATTTATAGACGTATTTTTTGTATCGTCATTTGGATCAACTGCAGTTGATCCTGGTCCTTGTCCAGTTCTAGCTAATTGTTTTAAATAATGTATATTAGTATATAGTGTCAAATTGGATATCCTTTCTAATAAATATTTAAAACGGACCTTTTTCTATTTGTTTAGTACCAGAAGTTTTATGTTGTTGTGCTTTTTCTATAGATTCGTGTTTATCTTGTATAGTTTTATTTAATTTTTTAATATAAAATATACGCAAATAAACTGGCCAGTTATATATTGTATTCCAATCCCATCTACCTTCGCCAACCCAAATTAAATCAAATATATTTGAATGTAATAATGGTCTATCAGTCGGATTCAGGCCAAAGAAGTTCCGATCCAAGTTGAAACCCGGCAGTAAAGGTGCCTCCGTCTTCACCCTTAAACTCATATTCTTTTAAAACACCAGGTATATGACTCCTTACATATTTTTGAAATAATTTTGAATCACTTAAAGAAAATTTATACTTTATAAATTCTTTAATATCTTCTGTATTTCTTGTATCATTAACTTGTCGTATAATATTTAATAAGAATGATGATGCTAAATTTGTGTTAGTAGATTCTATTTTTAGTTTTGGCGGACTATAAGAAAATTTAATATTTGTATTATCTTTACATTTAAAACTAGATTCGCCATTTTCATCTGTATTTATTTCTAAGTTTTTATATGTAATTTTTGCTAAGTCAATAGTATCTTTAATTTCACTTCCAGTTTTTGGATCTTGTACTGTTACTGGATAATCACTTCCGTATGCTAATATTCTAGCAGATATTAAAATAGCTTCTTTGTCATTTTCAGCTAGATCAGCTGAGGTTATATTACTTGATATTATTAACGAATCAATTAATTTATCTAAAACAACCCCTTGTTGAATATATGATAAATTAGTTAATATATCTTCATCATATGCAGTCATATGGCGTATTTCAATTATTCCTTCCCGCAATGGATGATCTTTTGGATATATTTTTCCTTGAGATGGTAATTGTACTAGTTCGGACGGAATAGTTGAAGTTTTCTTTTCAACATATTGTTGCTTTGCTAGATCAATTAAATTTTTATTATCATAACGATTTGTTACTTTTGTCATATAAACTCCTTTTAATAACTTTATTATAAATATATATCATTTAGAAAAATAGAGTATATATATAACAGACGTGCCTATTATACTACCAATAAAGCTAGCTATTTGATTTTTCTCGGATCTAGAATTTTGATATCCTAGTTTTTTTTCAATTGACCATTTTTCATCTGTTGGATATTTTATATGAGTAAATATTAATGATGGGACTGCAATAAATAATATTGATGAAAATCTAGGAGATCTATTAAACTTTCTAGTGTTATAATATGTATATAAATATGAACTAAATAATCCAACAGAAAATGGAAATCCACTTATATGATGTTTATATCCTAAAGTCCTGCCCATTACGTAATTATTCATTTGATTTACCGATATTGATAGATCATTTTTTTTATATAATATTGATAATGTATTATTTTGCTTATAACCATATATTAGTTCTATTGGTATATCTTTAAGAATATTATTTTTATTATTATATAATATCATCATAGTATCTATATATAATATTTTTCCAGTTAATGGCTTTTCTTCATATCTATAGATAGAGTCTTGACAAAATAAGTTATGATTTAATAAAAAGATTACTATGATGAATATATATTTCATTTATTACCTAATCAGAATACTAGCGTAACAATATGAACTTATAGAACCTTTTTATATAAATATTATAGAACAGTAAAAATGGGAGCAAAATACTCCCATTACTTTTAAAAAACTAATATTTTAATACTGCAAAGTCGTATGATAACGTTAATGAAATCTCTACTGCAGATTCATTAGACCAATCCATATCACCAAATGATGCATCATTAATATAAGCACCATTTAATTCCCATTCTTCTATTTTTTCACCAGTTGGTGATAAAGAATAAAAATTAATATTTCTTTTATATTTAGCAGCACCAGTAGCATACCCGTCTCTACCAGTTAATGATTCGTGATGATTACGAACCCAATTCATTACTGCTTGTGCTCCAGATGGAACTATAGCATCATATAATGTTATAGTGATATCTTGCCATCGTGTTTTACCTTTAACTTTTCTTTCGACGTTAATATGATCTAATACTACATTACCATTATTAACACTTGGTCTACCAGATGCTTTAATTAAATGAGATGGAATATCTTCAAATTCCATAATGAACCTATTGGTCATTTTAGGCTCCCAATCAAAAGCTTTAGCAAATAAGTCGGTATAATCAACTCCTGCTAAGTTTTGGTTTAATTGAGTTTGTCCTTGTTTTGGTAATTTTTTAAGTAAATCTGTGTTTATTGACATTGTATATCCTATTTTTATATAAATATATCCATTTCTAAAAATTAATCAGGAAATGAAGCACCAGTTGGTTGAATAGTAAAGTCTAGCACAATAAATTCCGCAGTTCTGGTTGGTTGTAAAAATAACTGACCGACTAAAAAGTTTTGATCAATTACATCCGGAGTATTATTAGTTTCATCCATTATAACTCTAAATGCACTTAAGCCAGATTGAGCTACAATATCTTGTAAATAAGGATTTACAATTTGCAAGAATCTATTTCTAGTTGAAGCAGTGTTTTGTTCAAATACTAAAAATCTAGTTGCAGATGCAATAAATTTCTTAACGGTTATTAATAATCTTCTAACATTTACTCTATCTAATGCAGACGGTAGAGCTTGTAATGTTTTTTGTCCCCATATACAAACTCCTTCATTAGGAAAATTTGCAATTGGATTAATTCTATTTTCATATAACTCATCACGATCTGATTGAGAAAGTCTTATATATGTTTTTGACACCATAGATAATCCACCCCTATTTAATCCAGCTGGGGCAAACCATGGATGTGCAATTCTGTCAGTAAATGATAATACACTAGGTACAACTACAGATGGTGGAACCCATAATGCTTTAGGAGCTCCTACTGGTTGTGTTAATACCCACGGATAATAAGTTGCAGCATAACTAGAATCTAATGTTTTTATAGTAGTCTTAACTGTGCTAATATTACTTGTTTTAGATGCAGCATCCATCACATAAAATGCATCTGCTCTTGCTTCACATAATGTTAGGCCGGCATTAGTTACTGCACTATGTAATTCGTGAAATACTCCTGGTGTTATTAACATATTAAAGTCATACTGATCTGTATTTGATAATGTATTAAATGCATTTTTATATGCGGTAGTTCCAGATTTTCCGTCAGCTGAACAATCAAATCCAAATGCATTTGTTGAAGAAATATTTTCTCCTGCATATTTTGGTAGATTTGGTCTAGCGCCATCAAATCCTCCTTGAATAGGAATAATAAATTTTCTTGTTGCAACAGCTACTCGAGCATCTATAATACCAGCATCTAAAGCTGTTCCAATTGATCCACTATATGGAGCTGATACTGGAAAGCTAGCGCTTGCATCTTGATTAATATCTCCTAGATAAAAGTCTATATTTGATCCAACAGACGATCCAGATGTTGGGGTTGGAGCTAAATAATTTAAATTATTTTCATTAGTAAAATCAAATCCAAAGAATATATTTGAATTATAGCCGGATGATCCTATTTGTGAAGTTACATTTGACGTAGATACTAAATTAATACTAGCAGATGGGTTTGCAATTGGAGAATTAATAGCTTTAAATCCAAATGGTACTGCACTAGGATTTATTTTATTCTCAACTGCAGATGTTACTTCAATTCTTATATATTTTGAATTATTTTCATAAGTACCAGATTCTACTAATCTTTTTGATGATGCATCTATATATTGATGTACATCTCCAATTACTTTAGAAATATATCTAGGTGAGTCTGGATTTAAACTTAGATTATTAAATGATTCTAATATATTAGGAGATATGTCAGTATCACTATAATCAAATGGGGATTCTAATATATTCTTATTATTAACTCCTCTTACTATTAAATCAAATTTACCATATCCAGTCTGTTCTGGATTTTCTGCGGCTGTTATAATATTTT